CGTTCGACCACCGCGGCGATCTGCTCGGGCGAGGCGGCGGCGAAGGCGCGACCTCGCGGGGCGTCCCGGAACAGGCCGTCGGCGCCGTCTTGCATGTAGCGCGCCTGCCAACGCCAGATCGTGGGTTTGCCTTTGCCGGTCGCCGCGCGGATCGCCATCGTCCCCACGCCGTCCGCGGTCAGCAACACGATCCGTGCCCGCCAGACATGGTGCTGCGGGCTCTTGCGGTCGGAGACCACGCCTTCGAGCCGCTCTCGGTCGCCCGGACGGAGCCGGACCTCAACGCCTTCCCTCATGCGCCCAGACTCGCAGGTCTAGGCCACCAAGGGAATCATCAACATCGATCAAACCACTAGACCTACGGAGGCGGGTGCATTCCCGAGCGACCAGGTCGTTGGCATCGCAGCAATGGATCTCTGGCTCGGGCAGGCTCGGGTCGATTGACTTGGCTTCGGCGATCGCCGCCCTCAGGGAAGCGATGTTATCCTCGTTGGCATCACCGAACACATACCGATTCAGCCTCTCGGCATTCCTCAAGACGCGCAGCGCTGAACCGGCGGCCGCCTCTGGTTCGGGTAGCAGGCTGCCCTGACCGTCCGTTGCGGAGCCCACCGCGCGCCAGCCAGATCCCGCGAACGCGTCGAGGTAGGACAGGCGGAAGCCTTTATCCTTCAGGGCACGCGCGTAAGCAGCGAGATAGCCGGAAACTACGTCGAGCTTGAGCTCAGTGTGACTGCCTCCAAAGTGCTGCACGCGCCTCGACATCTTTCCTCCGCCTCAGTTCTCCGCTGATGTTGCTGATGCTGCCGCATTTTGTGCCACGATGGCAACGAGCGGGTTTGCCTGTCCCCCTCGGCCCGCTGTTACAATTCACCCTGTGGCGGCTCGAAATCCACGTCGGGTATTCTCCCGATACGTCGCAAAGATGTAGCCGCACCGCGGCTCCCGAGCCGCAGTCGCCGCCGAGCCACAGTGGCTCGCCAATCGCAGGGTCCTTCCTGGGCCCGCCGTATGCGGGGGGCGGAAGCGCGCAAGGTTTCTAGCGCCAGGCCAGTTTTCCAGGTTGCCAGCGTCGCGCAGTTGCCAGCCGCGCTGGCCGCCATTCCATCATCACGCAGGTGCAGATGCCCCAGGCCCCATGGTCTGCGAGCGCCGTCGAGGCGCGCGCGGTTGCCTCCCTGCTGCCCTATGCCGGCAACGCGCGCACGCATTCCGCCGAGCAGGTGGCGCAGATCGCGGCCAGCATCCTCGAGTTCGGCTTCGTCGCGCCCGTGCTGGTGGACGAACGCGGCGAGGTCATCGCGGGCCACGGCCGACTGCTGGCCGCGCAGTCGCTCGGCCTCGACACCGTGCCCACGATCGTCCGCGCTGGCCTGACCGAGGCGCAGAAGGCCGCGTATCGCCTCGCCGACAACCGCATCGCGTTGAACGCGGGATGGGACGAGGCGCTGCTGGCGGCCGAGCTCGCAAAGCTGCAGGACACCGGCGAGGTGGACCTCGCCTTCACCGGCTTCGCGGCGGAGGAGATCGACCGGCTGCTGGCCGGTCTCGATGCGGTGGCAACCGAGCCTGGCACCGGGGCGGTTGCCGCGCCTGCAGTTGCCACCACCGCCGCGGCAACCGATGCGCCTGCGCACGAGGAGGCGGAGGACCCCGCCGACGCCGAGCCAGATCCGCCGCGCCAGGCCGTCACCCGGCCGGGTGACCTCTGGCTGCTCGGCGAGCACCGGCTGCTCTGCGGGGACAGCACCGACGCCGCGGCGGTCGCCCGCGTGATGGGCGCCGACCGCGCGGCGCTGCTGTTCACCAGCCCGCCGTATGGGAACCAGCGTGACTACACCACCGGCGGCGTCACGGATTGGGACGCGCTGATGCAGGGCGTGTTCCAGCATCTCGACGGTGCGCTGCGCCGCGACGCGCAGGTGCTGGTGAATCTCGGGCTGATCCACCGCGAGGGGGAATGGCAGCCGTATTGGCAGGGCTGGCTGGACTGGATGCGTGGCCAGGGCTGGCGGCGCTTCGGGCTCTACGCCTGGGACCAGGGGCCCGGCCTTCCGGGCGACTGGAACGGGCGCCTCGCGCCGGCTTTCGAGCTCGTCTTCCACTTCAACCGCGAGGCGCGGCCGCCGAACAAGATCGTGCCGTGCAAGTGGGCCGGCACGCCGAACAAGGGCAGCGGGCTCCGCGCCGCGGACGGCGAGGTGAAGGCCTACACCCACATCGGCCTGCCGGTGCAGGAGATGCGCATCCCCGACAGCGTGCTGCGCATCACGCGGCACAAGGGCCGTGGCATCGAGACCGAGCACCCGGCGGTGTTTCCGGTCGCGCTGCCGGAGTTCCTGATGCGCGCCTACACCGACGAGGGCGACGCCGTGTTCGAGCCCTTCGCGGGGAGTGGCACCACGATCCTCGCCGGCCAGCGCACTGGGCGGCGCGTGCGGGCGATCGAGCTCGCGCCGACCTATGTCGACCTGGCCATCGCCCGCTGGCGGATGCTGCATCCCGACCTGCCGGTGAAGCTGGCCGACGATGGCCGAGGATACGACGCCGTCGCCGCCGCGCGCGCCAGCCTTCAGGCAACGCCCGATCAGGGCGGTAAGGATCCCGCCCGTGCAGCCTGAGATCCAGGTCGAGATGATGCCGCTGGCGTCGCTCGCTCCGTACGCTGCCAACGCCCGGCAGCACCCGCCCGAGCAGGTGGCTCAGCTCGCCGCCTCGATCGGCGAGTTCGGCTTCACCGTGCCGGTGCTGGTGGATGATGCCGGCGTGCTGATCGCCGGCCACGGCCGCGTGCTCGCCGCCAAGGCGCTCGGCATGGAGGCGGTCCCCGCCATCCGTCTCTCGCATCTGACCGCGGCGCAGGCGCGGGCCTATCGGCTGGCCGACAACCAGCTCGCGCTGACCTCGACCTGGGACGAGGCGCTGCTCGCCGCGGAGTTGCGTGCGCTCCGCACGGACGAGTTCGACCTCGGGCTGATCGGCTTCGACGGCGCGACGCTCGACCGCCTGCTGGGCGAGGCCGTATCGGACGCCCCCACGCCGGCCGCCGCGGACCCCGACGCCCCGGCGCCTCCGCCGCCCGAGGCGCCCGTCGCCCGGCCCGGCGACCTCTGGCTGCTCGGGCGGCATCGGCTGCTCTGCGGCGACGCAACCTCCGCCGCCGACGTCGCCCGGCTGCTCGACGGCGCGCGGCCACACCTGATGGTCACGGACCCGCCCTATGGCGTGAACTACGATCCCGAGTGGCGCAACGAGGCCGGCGTCTCCGCCACCATGCGCACCGGCAGGGTCGCCAACGACGACCGCGCCGACTGGCGCGAGGCCTGGGCGCTGTTTCCGGGCGACGTCGCCTATGTCTGGCACGCGGGCGTGCATGCGCGGACCGCGATCGAGAGCCTGGAGGCGGCGGGCTTCGCCATCCGGAGCCAGATCGTCTGGGCGAAGTCGCGCTTTGTGTTGGGGCGGGGGGACTACCACTGGCAGCACGAGCCCTGCCTCTACGCCGTCCGCAAAGGCGCGACCGGCCACTGGCAGGGCGCGCGCGACCAGGCGACGCTCTGGTCGATCGCGACGGGCGGCGACGAGGACGCGGCCACGATCCACGGCACGCAGAAGCCCGTCGAATGCATGCGCCGGCCGATGCTGAACAACAGCGCGCCCGGCGATGCGGTCTACGAGCCCTTCTGCGGCAGCGGCAGCGCGATCATCGCCGCCGAGACCACGGGGCGCCTCTGCTACGCGATGGAGATCGACCCGCGCTACGTGGACGTCGCGGTGCAGCGCTGGCAGGTGTTCACGGGGCGTGCTGCGACGCTCGCCGGGGGGGAGACAGTCTTTGACGACATCGCCGTCGCCCGCGGCACACAGGCGGCGGCGTGAAGCCCTATGCGATCAGCGCCATGAGCTTGGCGCGGACTTCCTCAAGCTCGGCCGCTGCGACGCGGCCCTTGTGCGAAGCGCGTCGGGCGCGCCAATCCAGGCTCTTCACCTGGTCGGCAAGGACCACGCTGTCGGGCTTGCCGGCGATCACAACCTCGAACGGGTAGCCCTTGATCCGCGTTGTCAATGGACAGCAGACCATCAGGCCAGTCTTTCCATTGTAGGCCGCTGGACTCAGCACCAGCGCCGGGCGGCGCCCGGCCTGCTCATGACCGGCCTGGGGGTCAAACTCCAGCCAGACGATGTCGCCGGCGTCCGGGACGTAGGGCGCCCGCCTTACCACACCTCACGGCCCTTCGCCGGGCCGAAATCGACCGCATCGTGCCGGTTCTCCTCGGTGATGCGATCGAGCAGAGAGGCGAGATCGCAGCCGCGATCGCGGATCGGCTCGATGATGATCCGCCCCTCCTCCTCGCGGAGCTCGACAGGCTGATCGAGCGAGAGACGCGCGGCCGCCATCACCGACGCCGGAATGCGCACGGAGGCGCTGTTGCCCCACTTCTTGATCGTGACGCGCATGGCGCCCTCCGATTGCTTGTTGTTGTCAGGCTGTACGGTACCGCCATGGATGTGTCAACATTGTATAGACTCCCTGCCAGGGGTCGCAGCTCCCTGGCGGACGCCATGGCCACGGGGCGCCGGTGCCGGCAGCCCTCACTCCGCGGTCCGGTAGATCGAGTGGGACCCCTTCGCGCCCTCCCTGTTCGGCCCGACCTGGCGGATGCGCTCGGCGGCGATCACGGTGATGCCCTGGCGCTTCTTGAGCCCCGCGAAGAACCCCCGCACCGTGTGAGGCTGCCAGCCCGTCGCCTCGCAGATCTGCGCGATGGTCGCGCCCTCCGCGCGGCGGAGCATCGCCAGCACCTGCTCCTGCTTGGTGCCCTCGCGCGGCTTGCGCGGGGCGGCGGGGTCACGGGGCGTGCGGGCAGGCTTGCCCGCCAGCGCGGTGCGGAGGGCGTCAATGGCGCGGCTGATCGCGTTGTCGGTCGCCAGCTGCGCCGGGCTCGCCTCCCAGGCGGCCAGCACCGCCGCGGCGGCCTCGCGCAGGCTGGCGCGCGGGGCGGGCATGGGCGCGCCCTGGGCGGGTTCGGCATCCTCCACGGGGGCATTCTCCTCCGGCGCGTCCTCCCCGCCCGTAGGCGCCGTGACGGGTACCGGCGCGGCCTCGGCCGGCGCCGGGCGGTGGTGCTGGGTGCCGTCATCGGCGGCGGTGCTGTCCTCGGGGTCGATCCCGATGGCGCGCAGCCCCTGCTCGGTGAGGCGCAGCAGGCGGGTGCGGCCGTCGATCTGCCAGGCGTCGCGGGCATTGTACGCGGCGGCGTGCTCGTCGCGGACCAGCCCCTGCTTGAGCAGGGCCTTCGCCACCGCCTGCCGCGCCCCGGCGGGCAGCCGCTCGGGCGGCGGCGCCAGGCGGTCGGGGCGCTGGCTGGCCTCGCTCAGGATCGCGCGTTGCGTGTCGGTGAGCGTCATCTCGGGGTCTCCGGTTGCGGGAGCCGACCCTTCGGCCCCCTACCGCCCCGAGCCCCGCGGGCCTAGCCCGTCGGGGCTGTGGCGACGCCGCGTCGCGGCGGGCGATGCGGGTCAGTCCTCCGGCGCGGCCTCGGCGGCGATGCCCTCGCCGAGCACAAGGCCCGTCAGGTAGGGCAGACCCGCGGGGATCCCCGTCTCGCGGCTCATGCGGCGCCCGATCCGCCAGGTCATCCACGCGGCGATGGCGCGGGCGACGGCGTCCGGCAGGCTCGCGCCGACGTTGAGGTGGTTGCCGACCTCGTCCGCGAAGTGCCGGCCATGGCGGCTGTCCAGGAAGGCGCGCACCGAGTCCGCATCCGCGCCCGTCGCGTCATGGATGGCGGCGAAGGCGATCGGCCAGGCGGCGGCGGCGCGCTCGCCCATGGTGCCCCAGAAGCCCCAGGCCTCGTTCTGGGTGGGCAGGATGGCGGGGTTGGTCATCGTCGTCTCCATCATGGTGCGGGGCATCCCCTGCGCGTGAGGGAGCATTCGCGCTGCGGCGGGGGCTGAGCCAAGCGCGATTGGCGCTTCGTTGATTGCTTTCTTCGAGGGGTCTCGATCACATCATGATCGCCGCTGCGCAGCCGGGCCGCGTGGCCTCGCAGCGCGAGGTGGCGCGCCGCCTCGGCATTTCCCACACGGCGCTGCAGAAGGCGCAGCGCGCCGGCCGCATCGCGCCCGAGGCCGACGGCGCCTGGGATGTCGAGAAGGTTCGCGCGCGGCTGGCGGACAGCAGCGATCCTGTCCGGAAGACCGCGACTCTGGTGCAGTCAGCAGTGGCAGCACCCCGGCCCGCATCGCCGCCGCCTGTCGCCGCGATTCCGCCGGCCGCCGATCCCCTGCCGCGCGCCGCCCAGAACACCTTCCACGATGCGCGCACGGCGAACGAGGTGCTCAAGGCGCAGGAGCGTCGGCTGCGGCTCGACGAGCGCAAGGGCAAGCTGGTGGACAAGGCGCGTGCCCTGCTGCTGGTGCACCGCCTCGCCAAGGAGGAGCGGGACGCCATCCTCGCCTGGCCCGCCCGCGTCGCTGCCGAGATGGCGGCCGAGCTCGGCGTCGATGCGCATCGGCTGCAGACGATGATGGACACCCGGCTCCGGGCGCACCTCGCCGCGCGGCACGATGTCCGAGTGCAGGTGTCGTGATGCCCGGGGAGCTCGGGACCCCATCGCGGCAAGCCGCGACGGGCACCGATCTGCTGGAGGAGCTCGGCCGCTTCGACGGCGACGCCGAGATCCTGCAGGCCTGGCGCGACGGCATGGCGCCGGAGCCGGCGCTGCTGGTCTCGGAATGGGCAGACCGGCACCGCCTACTCGGCAGCCGCGGCTCGGCCGAGCCCGGCCCCTGGCGCACCGCGCGCACGCCCTACCTGCGCGAGATCATGGACGCGCTGTCGCCGTCACACCCTGCCCGCCGCGTGGTGTTCATGAAGGGGGCGCAGGTGGGCGGCACGGAGTGCGGCAACAACTGGATCGGCTACGTCATCCACCACGCGCCGGGGCCGATGCTCGCGGTGCAGCCGACCACCGAGCTCGCCAAGCGCTTCTCGGACCAGCGCATCGACCCGCTGGTCGAGGAGACGCCGGCGATCCGGGAACGGGTGGCGCCGGCGCGCTCGCGCGACAGCGGCAATCGTCAGCTCAGCAAGGAGTTCCCCGGCGGCCAGCTGGTGATGACGGGCGCCAACAGCGCCGTCGGCCTGCGCTCCATGTCGGCGCGCTTCCTGTTCCTCGACGAGATCGACGCCTATCCGGGCGACGTCGAGGGCGAGGGTGACCCGATCGCGCTGGCCGAGGCCCGCGCCCGGACCTTCGGCTGGCGCCGCAAGGTCTTTCTCGTCAGCACGCCGACCATCGCCGGGCTGTCGCGGATCGAGCGGGAGTATCTCGCGACCGACCAGCGGCGCTATTTCGTGCCGTGCCCCCACTGCGGTCACCAGCAGCATCTGCGCTTCGAGCGGCTGGTCTGGGACGAGGGCCAGCCGGAGACGGCGCGCTACCTCTGCGAGGCCTGCGACGGCGCCATCGGCGAGCAGCACAAGGCGGCGATGCTGGCCGCCGGCGAGTGGCGACCGACCGCCACGGCGACCGACCCGCACGCGATCGGCTTCCACATCTCGGCCCTCTACTCCCCGCCCGGCTGGATGCCGTGGTCGGAGATCGCCCGGCTCTGGCTCGCCGCGCAGGGCGACGATCGCACGATCAAGACGTTCCGGAACACCGTGCTCGGGGAGACCTGGCAGGAGGCCGGCGAGGCGCCGGACTGGCAGCGGCTCTACGACCGTCGGGAGCAATGGCCCGCCGGCACCGTGCCAATGGGTGGGCTGCTGCTGACGGCCGGCGTCGACGTGCAGCGCGACCGGCTCGAATGCTCCCTCTGGGCCTGGGGGCAGGACCGCCAGTCCTGGCTGGTCGAGCACCGCGTGCTCGCCGGCAACCCCTTCGAGGGGAGGGTGTGGGAGGAGCTGCGCCTGCTGCTGGGCGAGACCTGGCGGCACGAGAGCGGGCACCGCATGCCTATCGCCATGGCGGCGATCGACAGCGGCGACGGGATGACGACGGCCGAGGTCTATGCCTTCGTGCGGCGCGCCGGAGCCGGCCGCGCCATCGCGGTCAAGGGCCAGGACGGGCTGCGCGCCGCCATCGGCCAGCCGGCGGCGACAGAGGTGCGGCGCCACGGCCGCAAACTCGGCGGGCTGAAAGTCTGGCCGGTCGGCTCGTCCTTCCTCAAGGCGGAGACCTATGGCTGGCTGAAGCTCGACCGCCCCACCGAGGAGAGCGGCGATCCCTTCCCGCCGGGCTATGTCCATCTGCCGGTCCACGCCGCCGTCGAGGAGTTCTGCCGCCAGCTCACCGCCGAGCAGCTGGTCGCCCGCGCCGGCCGCAACGGCTTCCGCCGGCTGGAGTGGGTCAAGACCCGCGAGAGGAACGAGGCGCTGGACTGCCGGGTCTATGCCCGCGCGGCCGCGGCGGCGCTCGGCATGGATGGCTGGGGCGACGGACGCTGGGCGCGGATGGCGGATGCGCTGTCGCTGCCGGCGGCCGAACTTCGCACTGGCGGGAATGTCGCTCGGCCACCACCCGCGCAGGCCGCACCCGGTACCCATCGCCCGCGCGCCTGGCTCGGGCCGCGCGGCGGCTGGCTGCGCTGACAGGAGGCCGCGCATGGACCCGACCGTCCTCGCCTGGGCGCTGGCGCAGCCCACCGGCAGCCGCGCCGCTGCCCTGGCGTCCGCCTACACGGGCGGCACGACCCGTGTGACCTTCGACGGGCGGACCGTCGAGTACCGCAGCCTGGGTGAGCTCGGCCGCGCGCTCGCGGTGCTGCGCGGGGCGGAGATGACGGCGGCTCGCCGCCCATCCATGACGCTGGCCAGCTTCTCTCGCGGGGGAAGCACGTGATGGGCCGGCTACGAGACGCGTGGAACGTACTGCGCGGGTACGCCGCGGCGCAGGACCAGCGTGCCTCTGCCTGGGCGCCGTCCGGGGGCAGCGCCACGAGCGAGGTCGGCATGGCCGCGGCGACGGTGGCGCGCCGTGCGCGCGACGCCGTGCGCAACGATCCCTACGCCAGCCGCATCGTCGATCTCTGGACGGGCAATGCGGTGGGCGCCGGCATCACGACGCGCTGGCCCGATCAGCGTCATGCCGATGCCTGGCGCCGCTGGGCAGAGAGCACGGCCTGCGATGCCGAGGGCCGGCTCGATCTGTACGGGCTGCAGGCCCTCGTGATGCGCGCCGTCGTCGAGAGCGGCGAGTGCTTCGTCCGCTTCCTCATGGTGCCGCCGTCGCCAGTGAACCCGATCGGCCTCCGCCTGCAGGTGCTGGAGAGCGATCATCTCGACACGGCGCGCAACGGCATGGTGGCCGGGGCCGCGACGATCCAGGGCATCGCCCTCGGCGAGGCCGGCGAGCCGATCGGCTACTGGCTGCACCGGGTGCACCCCGGCGCGGCGTGGATCCTGCCTGGGGCGACCTGGCAGAGCAGCACGCGCGTCCCATCCTCGGAGGTGCTGCACATCTACCGCAAGCGCCGCCCGGGCCAGCTGCGGGACGTCTCCTGGCTCGCCCCCGTGCTGCTCCGGCTGCGTGATCTCGGCGACTACGAGGCCGCGCTGCTGATGAAGGCCAAGATCGAGGCCTGCCTCGCCGCGGTGGTCACCGAGGAGGGCGACGAGGCGCTGACCGGCGCCGCCGCCGGCCTGCTCCGCGACGCGCAGGGCCGCGCGGTCGAGAGCTTCGAGCCGGGGATGATCCTTTACCGTCGCGGCATGGGCTCGGTGGAGGTGGTGAACCCCTCGGGCGGGGGCAGCCACGCCGCCTTCGCCCGCCGTGCCCTGGAGGCGGCAGCGGTCGGCGCAGGCCTGACCTACGACCAGGTCTCTGGCGACCTGACCCAGGCGAACTACTCGTCGCTCCGCGCCGGCAAGATCGAGTTCCGCCGCCTCTGCGAGCAGGTGCAGTACGGCATGCTGATCCCGATGCTGGTGCGGCCCATCGCCGAGCGCTTCCACGCCCAGGGCGCGCTGCTCGACCTGTGGGGCACGGACATGCCGGACGGTGTGTCGCACGTCCCACCGGCGCATGAGATGATCGACCCGCTGAAGGACACGACGGCCCTGATCGCCCAGGTGCGCGCGGGCTTCGTGCCGCAGCCCGAGGCCGCCGGCGCCTTCGGCTACGACTTCCGCGCCGCCGTCGAGATGATCCGCGAGGCGAACGCCCTCCTCGACGAGGCCGGCGTCTCGCTCGACACCGACCCTCGCCGCGTCGCCAGGTCCGGCGCCGCGCAGGACGCCGCGCAGCTCGCCGCCATCGAGATCGCCGCCACCGGCGCGGCCACCAGCCCCGGAGCCCCCGCATGATCCCAGGCGCCTATGACTGGTCCGAGGACATGCTGCGCATGACCTCGCTGCGCCGGCGCTTCCGCGACAGCTTCGTCGGCACCACCCTCGACGAGCGCCGCTGGGAGGTGCTGACGCGTGGCAGCGGCATGACGCTCAGCCTCGCCGATGGCAGCGCCCGCATCACCACCGGCACCACCCTCGACGACGAACTCGCGCTGCTCAGCCGTCCGAGCTTTCGTCTGCCGCTGCGCGTGCTCGTCGCCCTCCACCTCAGCCAGCGCATCGCCGGGCAGACCCTCTGGATCGAGCTGGTCAGCGTCCATCCGGAGACCGGCCAGCCCGACGAGCGCAACATCGCCGCCTGGCGCGTCGACGGCACCAGCGCCACGCTGGCCAACTACGAGGTCGCGGGCGACGGATCGCCCCGGCTCGGCACGCCCTCGGGCGTCACCATCCCGACCACCGCGCCCAGCGGCTGGTCGGTGCTCGAACTCGAGCCGACCAGCGAGGAATGCCACTTCCACACGCGGCTGCTGGACGGCACGGGCCAGCGCGCGCATTCCTACCTGCGCCAGCAGCAGCTTCCCGACCCGAACGCGCTCTACAAGCTGCGTCTGCGCGTGCGCAACCGCCAGGTGTTCCATGGCATCACGGGTGTGGCCGACAATGGCGGCGGGCTCGTGCGCATCACCCGCGCCGCGCACGGCTATGCGAGCGGCGACAGCGTGACACTGGAGAACGTCGCCGGCGTGCCCGGGGCGAACGGCACCTTTCTCATCACCGTCGTCAACGCGAACAGCTTCGACCTGGTCGGGTCGAGCTTCTCGGGCGCCTATGTGAACAACGGCTGGGCCAGCATGAGCCGCAACGCCGACCCCGCCTCGAGCACCGAGCTGCGGCTGCAGTTCGTCACCCTCTCCGACTATGCCGAGCTGACCACCGCCATCACCGCCGGGCGCGGCGGGCTGATCCCCGCCCAGGGGGTCGGCGTGAACGTGCTGAACGCCGCGGTGGCGGTGGGCGGCCAGGCGCGCAACACGGCGGGCGCGCTGCCGGTGCTGGCGGCGACGGGCTACGCGGCGAACCCCGCCGCGGTGACCTCCGCGCGCGGGGTGGATCTGCTCGCCACGCTGATCGGCGCGCTGGTGACAAAGCCCTATGCGATCCCCGAGGCGGATTGGAGCTATGCCGGGCCGCTGTCGGGTCTGGCGACGGGCAGCGACACGCCGGTGCAGACGGCGGCGGGGACGGGTCTGCGCCGCTACGTCACGGCGCTGCAGCTGCAGAACGCGAGCGGCACGGCCAGCGAGTTCCAGGTCAAGGACGGGGCGAGCGTGATCTGGCGCGCGCTGCTGCCGGCGAACCTGCCGCCGACCGACATGGTCTTTCCGACGCCGCTGCGCAGCAGCGCCAACACCGCGCTGAACGTGCAGGCGGTGACGGCCGGGGCGGTGGTAATCGCCAACCTGCAGGGCTTCACGGCGCCGTAGCGGCGCGCGGGAGAGGCGCATGACCGAAACCACCCAGCCGGGCGGCAGCGATGCCGCGCCGGAGCCCGCCGCTGCGCCCGCCGCGGCGGAGGTTCCGCTCCTGGCGCAGCGCGCCATCACCGCGCCGGCCAGCGTCGATCACGCCGCCCGCACCGTCGAGGTGGTGTGGAGCACCGGCGCCCGCGCCCGCAACTTCGTCCCCGCCCTCGGCCTGATCACTGAGGAGCTGGAGATGTCGCCGAACGCCGTGCGCATGGAGGCGCTGCGCTCGGGCCAGGCCCCGGTGCTGAACACCCATCGGCGTGGCGATGCCCGCGACGTGCTGGGCCGGGTCACCGCCGCCCGCCTCGAGCGCGGGCGGGGCTACGCCACGCTGCGGTTCAGCAGCGCCGCGGATGTCGAGCCCGTCTGGCAGCGCATCGCCGACGGCACGCTGCGGGCGGTCAGCGTCGGCTATCGCGTGCACCGCTACGAGCCGCGGCCCGATCCCGCCACCGGCGAGACCGTCCATCGCGCGGTGGATTGGGAGCCCTTCGAGATCTCCGTCGTGCCGGTCCCGGTGGACCGGGACGCGGCGGTCCGCGCGCAGGGAGAGCAGGGCCTCTCCGCGCCGGCAATCGAACCCGCCCTGCCTGACGAGGACCCACCCATGCCCGAGACGACGCCGGCCGAGCCGGCTGCTGCCCCGTCGGCGCCGCCCGCTGCGTCGCCGTGCACCCCGTCCCAGGAGGCCACCGTGACCGCCACGCCCAGCGCACAGGCGCCGGAACCCACCCGCACCGCGCCCGACCTCGACGCCGTGCGTGCCGAGGCGAGCCGCGCCGAGCGCGAGCGCATCGCCGGCATCGACGCCGCCGTCGAGGCCGCACGCGCCCTGCTGCCGGCAGAGCGCATCGCACCCATCCGCGCCGAGGCGATCGCCCAGGGCTGGACGGGCGACCAGGTCCGCCGCGCCCTGTTCGACGCCCTCCTCGCCCAGGGCCCGCGACCCTCCATGCCCGCCCGCCCGGAGACCGGCCCCGGCCACGACGACGCGGCGCAGATCCGCGACGCCATGGCCGAGGCGATCGCCACCCGCGCCATGCCCGGCTACCAGCCGCCCAGCACCGGCCCCGGCGCCGGCCGCCACGCCGAGTTCCTGGGCTGGCGCCCCTCCGACATGATCGGCGAACTCCTCCGGCTGAAGGGCGAGCGGCAGATCCCGCGCAACCCGGCGCTGCTCGCCGAACGCGCCTTCCACACCACGAGCGACTTCCCCGCCCTGCTCTCGGCGGCGGCCAACAAGATGCTGCTCGCCGCCTACCAGCCGGCCCAGCCCAGCTACCGGCAGATCTTCCTCCGGCGCGACTTCCGCGACTTCAAGCCGCACCGGCACCTGCGCCTCGGCGATTTCCCGACCCTGCTGCCGCTCGCCGAGAACGGCGAGATCCAGGTCGGCACCATGTCCGAGAGCCAGGAGATCGTCCTGCTGCAGACCTTCGCCCGGCGCCTCCGCGTCACCCGGCCCATGCTGGTGAACGACGACCTCGGCGCCTTCACCGACTTCGCCGCCGCAATCGGCCGGCGCGTCGCGGATTTCGAGAACGCCACCGCCTACCAGCTGCTCAACGCCGCCAATGGCGACGGGCCGACGCTCGCCACCGGCAACGCGCCCGTGTTCTCCACTGCGGCGGCGCGGGCCAACAAGGCGGGTGCGGGCAGCGCCCTCGACCTCGCGGGGCTGGCCGCCGGCCGCGCCGCCATCATGCGCCAGCGCACGCTCGACGGGCCGCCGATCGCCATCGGCAACGCCATGCGCCTGCTGGTCGGGCCGAACCAGGAACTCGCCGCGCGGCAGCTCACGGTAGCGATGCAGGCCACGCAGGTCGGACAGGCCAATGTCTACGCGGGCTTCGTGCAGCCGGTCGTCGAGCCGCTGATCCCGGCCAACCGCTGGTACCTGTTCTCCGAACCCGCCGCCGCGCCGGTCTACGTCTACGGCACCCTCAACGGCGCCGAGGGGCCGCAGGTCACCACCGGCCCGGTGCAGGGCGCCGACGGCATCGAGGTCTCCGTGATCTTCGATTTCGGCGTCGGCGCGATCGACTTGGGCCCCAAGCGCGTTTCGCAGAAACGCGCTTGGGAACCCGGTGGCGCGGCGCCTGGTTCAACCCGGGGACGTGATCAGCCGAAGCCCAGAAACACGGCGAGGCTGCGGTTCAACGCCACCGCCTCGTCGTCCGAGATGCGGCCGATCACGCCTCCGACCCGATCCCGCCGAATGCTGGTGAGCTTGTCCACCATCACCCAGCTTGGCGCCCGCAGCGCCAAGCGGTCGCTGGGCGACAGCGGAACCCGCAGCAGCCCCGCATCCTTCCGTACCGAGGTCAGCGGGCACACCACGACGCCGAGCGTCTGGTCGTAGAGATCGGACTGCACCACCACCGCCGGGCGAGGCTTGCCGGCATAGTCACCCCCGCCGCGATCGGCGACGAGAACGACATCACCCCGGCGCATCGTAGGCAGGAATGTCGGTGTCCTCCTCGGGCCAGGCGCAATGGTGCTCGATGAAGGCCATCACGTCCTCGAACTCGGCGCGGTCGGCATCGACCAGCCGCGACTGACGGCGCGCCTCCTCGACAAAGCCGGGCGCGCGAGTGTCCGGCACCCAGATCTGGATCGGGCGCAGCCCGCGTCGCCGCAGCTCGGCGCGGTGGGCGGCGACCCGCTTGCGGACTTCGGAGCCGGGCATCAGCACCTCCAACGAGGGTTACATGTAACGCGCGCCGGCGTGGACTGCAAGCCGCGCTGCGCCTCCACCCACCACAGGAGTTCTCCCCATGCGCAACTGCCTTCGTCCCGACGCACGCTCCATCCCGATGGCGGTGCCCTACACGGGCGGCATCCTCGCCGGGCAGGGCCTGCTGGTCGGCGCCTTCTTCGGTGTGGCGGCCGCCGACGCCGCGCAGAACACGCTGGTCGAATGCGAAACCCGCGGCGAGTTCGAACTCCCCAAGGAGCCTGCGCTGGCCATCACCCAGGGCGCGCGCGTGTTCTGGGACAACACCCACCGCCGCATCACCACCACCGCCAGCGGCAACTACGAGGTCGGACTGTGCACCGTCACCGCCGCCGGCACCGATCCCACCGTGCGCGTCATGCTGGCCCGCGTGCCGGCGGCAGGCGCTTGACCGCCTTCGCCGCGGCCATGGCGGCGCTGCTCGCCGATCCCCATCTCGGCGCGGCGGCGCTCTACCGCCAGGGCGGCAGCGGGCCAGCGGTGCCGGTGCGCGTGCTGCGCTCCTCGCCCGATCGCGTCGGCGAGGCCTTCGGGACCGAGATTGTCGCGGCGACCGACCTGCTCTCCGTCGCCATCGCGACGCTGCCCGACCTCGCCCCCGGCGACAGCTTCACCCTCGGCGACGAGCTGCTCACCGTCACCCAGGCCGAGCGCGACGCCACCGGCACCGTCTGGCGCGTGCTCTGCCAGCGATAGGACGACCGCCATGCCGCAGAACAGCCCGAGCCTCTGGGTGGTGGCGGTCGAGCTCGCCATGGGCGCCGCCGCGGGCCTCGCCGGGGGCTTCGTGCGCTGGAACCACCCGGAGCGGCGGCGCCTCGGCTGGTGCCTGGCCTGGGAGGTGCCCTCGGCCGCGCTGGTCGGCAGCGCCGGTTATGCTTTGGCCGGGCTGCTCGAGTTCAACGAATACGGGCGCTTCCTGTTCGCCTTCGTGTTCGGCTACCTCGGCCAGGCGGCGCTGCACGATCTCGCCGTGGCGATCCTGCGCCACCGCAGCGGCCTGCCGCCGGGCGGGCCTGCGCCGTGAGGCTCACCGCCACCCTCACCGGCGATCTGCGCCGGCTGCTGGCCGAGGAGGTGCGCGCCGGGGAGCGGGCGGCGATGGCCGCGATCCGCGCCGAGACCGAGCAGGTCAAGCAGGAGCTGCGCCAGCAGGTGATGGCGGCCTTCGGCGGCGACGCCCGCGGGGTGGCCAATGCCTGGCGCGGGCGGGTGTTTCCGACCTCGGGGGAGTCGCTGCGCCCGGCAGGGCTGGTGTTCACCAGGCTGCCGAAGGTGATCGACGCCTTCGAGCGCGGCGCGCTGATCCGCCCCAAGGGCGGAGGGAAATTCCTGGCCATTCCGACCAGCTTCAACCGGCAGGGCGGGCGGCGCGGCGCCAAGGCCCGGGTCAGCCCGGCGCAGATGGTCGCCTCGCGGCAGGGGTTTCTCCGGCCCTTGAAGTCCGGGCGGGGTTTCGTGTGGTGCTTGCCCGTGCGCCAGGGACAGAGGACCGGGCGCGGCCGCGCGCCGCTGATTGCCGGCGGGCTGATGGCGGTCGCCACCTCCCGCCGCAAGGGGGCGGCGGCCTGGCAGCAGGCGCTGCTCGCCCAGGGCTTCGTGCCGATGTTCCTGCTGCTGCCGCAGGTCAGGCTCGCCAAGCGGTTGGACGTGCAGGGGGCCGCCGAGCGCGCGCTGCGCCGGCTGCCCAGGCGCTTTGTCGCCGCCTGGGAGCGCGAGAGCGGGAGGGCAGCGGCATGAGCCGACGCGCGAGTCTCTTCCTGATCGCAAGCCTCGCCGTTCTGGGTTGGGTCGGCGTCGCCTTCGGCCTGGCGCTCACCTGGGTCGCAGGGCGCTTCATGGCGACACTGCTGGGCTGGGCATGAGCACGCGCGAGGCCGCCATCGCGGCGCTTCATGGCCGGCTCGTGACGGCGCTCGCCGCACGAAATCCGGCTCCCACAATCCTCCGCGGCGAGACCGTGCCGCAGCGGCTGCCGCCCGGCGGGCTGGTCATCCTGCGCGACGGCGAGACCGTGGAGGAGAGCGCGATCCTCTCGCCGCTCTCCTACGCGATCGAGCACCGCGCCGAGGTGGAGGTCACCGTCGCCGGCGCGACGCCCGCCGCCCGCGCCGCCCTGCTCGACGCCCTGCTCATGGACATCGCCGCCGCCACCACCGCCGACCGCACGCTCGGCGGCGCGGTGGAATGGGCGCAGCCCGGCGCGGCCGAGTTCGAGGACGTGGAATTCGAGGGTGCCGCCGCCGCCCGCGCCGCGCGCCTGCCGTTGACGCTGTTCTTCACCGTGGCCGGCTCGCCGCTGGCCTGACCCCTGTCGATCCCGATCCCGGAGACCCGCGATGCCCCGTGCCATCGGCGCCAACTGCCGCGTCCACACCTTCCCCGAGACGGTCTACGGCACCGCGCCCGGCGGCAACTGGCGCCGCATGCCCTTCCTCTCCATCGACCTCGGCGCCGAGCAGCCGCTGCTCGACAACGCCATCATCGGCGTGGGGGCGAACCGCGATCCCGCCGCCCCCTTCCTCGACACCGTGACCGTGCAGGGACAGGCGGTGGTGCCGGTCGACCTCATCAACATCGGCCACTGGCTGCGCCTGCTGCTCGGGCCGCCCACCACCACCGGCACCAGCCCGAACTTCATCCACACCTTCGCCTCCGGCGCGGCGGCGTTGCCGTCGAACAGCATCGAGATCGCCTATCCCGACGTGCCAAGCTACGACGTCTGCGCCGGGGTGCGCGCCGACGCGCTGGAGATCGACTTCTCTCCCACCGGGCCGGCCACCGCGACCCTCGGCCTGATGGGCCAGGGCTCGACGCGCGGCGCCAGCAGCAGCGCCGGCACGCCGACCAGCCACGCGCTCACTCTGTTCCACAAGGCGCAGGGCAGCATCTCGCGCAACGGCACGCCGCTCGCCCAGGTCACCGGCGCGCGGCTGACCTTCGGCAACGGCATGGAGATGGTCCGTACCATCCGCACCGACCGCCGCATCGAGGGCATCGATCCGGGCGTCTGCCAGGCGACCGGCCAGATCACGGTCCGCTTCGAGAACACGACGCTTCTGACCCAGGCCCAGGACGGCACGGCAGCGGAGTTCGCCCTGGCCTACACCATCAACGCCAACCGCAGCCTGACTTTCACCCTGCACGAGGTCTATCTGGCGCTGGCTAGGACGCCGATCGAGGGGCCAGCCGGGGTGGAGGCGAGCTTCGACTTCCGGGCGGCGTTCAACGCCACCGCCACCCGCATGATGACCGTGGCGCTCAGGAACGATCAGGCCGGCACGGTCTATGCGTGAGGATCACGTGTCGCCAAACATGCCGCGCAGCGCGTCCTGCAGATCGCGGGCCCCGTGCAGGACCCGCAGGATGCGCGGCGGCGTCGCCGTCGCCCGATAGACGATCACGAACTGGAAATCCGACACGACGAGGAAACGCACATCCTCGGGCGCCAGGGCAGGGCGCGTGACGCCCATCTGCGGATAGGTCCCGATGCGAAGAGCGGCGGCCACGACCTGCTCGCGAAGCCGCCGCGCCGCGGCCGGATTGTCGTCGGCAATGAACGCCGCTGCTTCCGCGAGGTCGCGACGTGCCTGGGCCGACAGGATGGCCGGGCGTGGGGGCGCGGAGCTCAGCGGGCCTGCTTCCGAGCCCGCTTTGCTTCCGCCTCGGCGATGACCGCGTCCATTTCGCCGGCGACCTGCTCGACCTCGAACCAGCCCGTCTCGTCAGCCTCGCGCTCCGCGGCTTCGAGCATGCGCGTGAAAGCCGCGCGCCTCTCCTCCTGGTGCTGCAGCAATCGCAACGCCGCGCGCATGACCTCGCTCACACTGCCATAGCGCCCGGAGGCCACGCAGCGCTCCGCAAAGCCTTCGAGCTCGGGCGTCAGGCTGACATTCGGCATCCCGCCCTCCTGTCCATAGCTATGTCAGAGTTTGACATGGCGGGGGTGCATTTCAAGTCCGGAGACCTCCCATGCTCACCCTCGACCTCCCGACCGAGCCCTACTGGATCGACCTTGCGCGCGGCGTGCGCGTCGAGATCAAGCCCGTAGACACCGCCATCATGGCGGCGGCCCAGGCCGGGGCGGCGCGCCGCCTCGCCGCCCTGCGCGCCGCCGATCCCGACCTCGATCCCGACCTCACGCGCGGGCTCGCTTTCGCGCTGCTCTGCAAGGGCCTCGCGCGGCACGCCATCACCGCCTGGGAGGGCGTCGGCGACGCCAAGGGCAGGCCGCTGCCGCTCACGCCCGAGGCCGCCGAACGGCTGATGGACCTCGACGACATGGCCTCCTCCTTCTGGGACGCGATCTCCCGCCCGCTGGCGGCGGTGGCCTCCGAGGGAAACGGCTGAGGGGCCGCGCCGAATGGCATTTCGGCGTCGGCCCGGAGTACTGCCGTGGTTGTGCGGGCTTGCAACGCGACTGCGGCATCCAATGCCCCTACGCCGCCCACGCCCCCGCCAGCGCCGAAGCCGCCGCCGTCTGGCGGGCGGGAACGGCGGCGGCGAGGATCGGCCCGGCGGGGCTTGAGGTCGATGTGGCCGGCGCCGTCGCGCTGGCCGCCGCGGCCGGCGTGGCCGGCTGGGCGGCGGCCGAGATGATCGCGGCGTTCCGCGAGGGCGTGGACCTGGGGCAGGCGGCGCGGCGCCACCGCGCCCCGGCCCCGGAGGGAGGCGGCGAGAATGGCTGACGCCACCCGGCGCGTCTCCGTCCGGCTGTCGCTCGACGACGGCGCGCGCGTCAAGCAGGGCATGCGGGAGGTCGGCGAGGCCGGCGACCGTGAACTCAAGCGCATCAAGGACGGGGCCGATCGCGCTTCGCAGTCCCTGCGGCTTCTCGATGCGGCGACGCGCGCGCTGTCTTTCCTCGGCGTCGCGGCCGGGCTGCGCGCCCTCGTCATGGCCGGCGATCAGCTTGCCGCGTCCATGGGTCGGCTCACGAACGCCCTCGGCAACGTCGAGCGGGCCGGCGAGGTCTATGAGGCCCTCTCCCGCGATGCCTTGCAGACCGGCGTGGCGGTGCGCGAGAGCGTCGATGCCTTCAACCGCTTCTCCATCGCGGCGGGCGAGATCGGCGCGACGTCGGAGCAGGTGCTCCGGCTCGTCACCGGCCTGCAACGGCTTGCGATCTCCTCGGGCGCCAGCACGCAGGAAATCCAGGGCAGCACGCAGCAGCTGGCCCAGGCGCTCGCCTCGGGCGTGCTGCAAGGCGACGAGCTGCGCAGCATTCTCGAAGGGCTGCCCCGCCTGGCCCAGGGCCTCGCACGCGAGCTCGGCGTCTCCATCGGCGAGCTGCGCAAGCTGGGGAGCGAGGGCAGGCTCACCGCCGATGTGGTCTTCCCGGCGCTGCTCCGCGCAATCGACCGCGTCAACGGCGAGTTCGAGCGCGCGCCGCTTTCGGTCGGGCGCGCCTTCGGGCAGTTGACGGCGGCGGCCGACCAGTTCCTGGCGCGGCTCGACCAGGCGATCGGCCTGTCGAGCCGTCTCGCCCAGGCGCTCTCGGCCGGGGCGCGGGCGCTCGACGCCGTGCGGCGCGGGGCGGGGCTGATGACCGAGAGCGAGCGCCTCGCCGACATGCGCGCGCAGCGCGACGCCCTGGCGGCCGAAATCCGGCGCCTGGAGGAGGAGGCCGAGCGCCCGCCGCCGCGACGCGGCACGATCCGCCGCGGGCTGACCGGCATCGCGGAGCGCCAGGCCGGCGTCGATCGCGCGCGCCGGCTCGAGGAGCTCCGCCAGCAGTACCGCGAACTGAGCGAGGAGATCGGACGCCAGGAGCGGGAGGCCGCCGAGCGCAGCGAGGCCGAGCGGGAGGCGGCGGCGCAGCGCGCGGCCGAGGCGCGCCGGCAGCGGGCCTTGCAGGACGCCGCCGAGCTTCGCCGGAAGCTCGACGCCGAGTTCCGCATCCAGGAGGAGTTCGAGGAGCGCATCCGCCGCCTGCGCGAGGCCGAGAGCGCTGGCGCCATCGACGCGGCCGAGCGGCAGCGCCTGGAAGCCCTGGCGACGCGCGAGCGCGACGAAGCCCTGCGCCGCCTGGAAGGCTCCGTCCGTCGCGTCACGGCGGCGCAGCGCGAGAACCGCGACGCCGAGCGCGAGACGAACGAAATCCTGCGCGAGCGCGAGCGGCTGATCCAGAACAACGAGGACGCGCAGGAGCGCTATGCCCGCCGCCTGGAGACCCTTGGCCGGCTCGTCGAGCGCGCCGAGAGCATCGGCGTGCCGATCCCCGACGAGATCATCTTCCGGGAGGCCACGGCCGCGCTGGAGGAGCTTGAGCGCGCGCAGAACCGCCTGACCGACGCCACCGGCCGGAGTTCGGACACGGCCCGCGAGCTCGGCCTGACCTTCTCCTCGGCCTTCGAGGACGCGATCATCCGAGGGAAGAAGTTCTCCGACATCCTCAAGGGGATCGGCCAGGATGTCGCCCGCATCATTGCGCGCCGGACGATCACCGAGCCGCTCGGCAATGCGCTCAACAATGCCCTGTCGGGCTTCTCCTTCGACAGCGTGTTCGGCCGCATCGGCTCCGCGATCGGCGGCCTCTTCCGGGCGGAGGGCGGCCCGGTCGCCGCCGGGCAGCCCTACATCGTGGGCGAGCGGGGACCGGAATGGTTCGTGCCGAAGCAGGCGGGCACCGTCCTGCCGAACGGCACCGCGCCGGGCGGCACCACGATCAACACCTCCATCGCCATCGACGCCCGCGGCGCCGATGCCGGGGTCGAGGCGCGGCTGCGGATCATGGGCGCGCAGATCGCCCGGCAGGCCTCGGCGATGACGCTGGACGCCATCCGCCGCGGCGGCGCGGCCTACGAGACGGTGCGCGGATGACGGAATACGCCTGGCCCGCCGAGCTTCGCCCCTCCCGGCAGGTCTTCTATCTCCAACCCAACACGCCGCGCTTCGTCTCGCCGATCACGCGGCAGACCCAGGTGCTGCGGCGCGAAGGCGCCCGGTGGATCGCCGACCTCACCTTCGATCCGCTGAACGCTCGGCTGGCCGGCGTGCTGGAAGGGCTGCTCGCGGCACTCGCCGGCTCGGTCAACACGGTCCGGCTGCGCGACTTTCGCCGGGAGTTCCGGACCGGCGATCCGCGCAGCCAGGGCGACGTGCCGAGCGGCCCCTACAGCTTCAACGACAATACCATCTTCACGGACAACACCGGCCTGGTCGTCGGGTCCGGCAACCCCTCGCTCGCCGCCGGCGCGCCGCGCGGCGCCCTGCAACTGAGCACGCAAGGCTGGTGGCCGAACGCCCTCGCCGTGGGGGCGGGCGACGGCATCGGCCTCGGCGGACGGCTCTACATGGCCACCGCGCGCGTCACCGCCTCCGGCACGGGCACGGCGACCATCCCCATCGCGCCGCCGCTGCGCGCCGCGGCACCCATCGGCGAGGCTTTGATCTTCAACAAGGTCACCACCCCCATGCGGCTCGTCTCCGACGACGAGAGCGTCAACCCGACCCGCCCAGGCCGCTTCACCGCGATCTCCTGCCGCTTCGAGGAGGCCCTGTGACCGATCCGGCCATCCGCGCCACGCCCCGGCTCACCGATCAGGCGGCCGCCGCCGCCACCGCTCCCGTCGCCGCGCCGGTCATCCTGTGCGATCTCGACTTCGCCTCCGGCCCGTTCCGGGTCTGGACGGGCCTCGGTCAACTCTCCTGGGCCGGCCACCTGTTCGAAGGCATCGGGGATCTCGGCGTCATGAGCGACGTGGAGGAGACGGTCGAACTGCGCGCCGTGCGCCTGACGCTCTCGCTCTCGCCCGTCCCGCAGGCGGTCATCGACATCGCGCTTTCCGAGCGGTCCTACCGGCTGCGGAGCGCGCGGCTGTGGCTCGCCCTGCTCGACGAGGCGGGCGGCTTCGTCGCCGATCCCTTCCCGCTCTGGGCCGGCATCATGGACACCATGGAGGTCGTGGACGGCGCGGAGCCGCGCGTCACGCTCTCCTGCGAAAGCCGCCTCGTCGATCTCGAGCGCGCCGAGGTGCGCCGCTACACGGACGCCGACCAGCAGGCCGAATACCCGGGCGACCGCTTCTTCGAGTATGTGCCGGCCTTGCAGGACGCCGAGATCAGGCTGCCGCGCCGGTGAAGCGACTCCCGGACTGGCCGGCCCGGCTCGCGGCGGTGCTGCGGGAGGCAGAGCGGCGCCCCTTCGACGAGGCGCGCTGGAACTGCGGACGCTTCGTGCTCGCCTGCATCGAGGCCATGACCGGGCGGCGCCCCTCCTGGCGCGCGGCGCCCACCCTCGAAGCCACGGCGGCCAGCGCGGGCTTCCCGCTCATCGCCCCGGCCCTCGCGCGGGCGGGCGACGCGGTGATGGCGCCCGATCCTGATCGGCTCGGGATCGTGGTCGCGGCTGGCCGCGCCGCCTTCGTCGGGCCGCACGGCCTCCTGCACGTCCCTGCCGCGTCCTGCGCGGCGGCCTGGAGGATCGGCTGACGGCACCCTCGCGGCAGCGCGGCCGGCCGGATTTTCCAACCCCAGCGGCGCCTTCGGCCGCGATGCCGCGAGGATCCCTCATGCCCGCCGCCATCCCCATCGTCGCGGTCATCGCGGGCGCGGTCGGCTCGGCCGCGGTCGGCGGCGGCGTCATCGGCGCCCTCGTGGGCGCGGGTGCCGCCATCGCCGTCTCGGTCATCGGCGGCGCCATCTTCTCCTCGCCGCGCGCCGCCAGCAGCGCGAGCTTCAACGACACGGGCGGCGGCACGACCACCACCGCCGTCGAGGCCCAGGCGCGCACGCAGTCCTTCCGGCAGGCCATCACCGAGCATCAGATCGTCTTCGGGCGCGCAAAGGTCAGCGGCCCCATCGTCTTCATCCACAGCGCCACCGACGATGAGGGGCGGGAGGACGGCCACTTCTACGCCGTGGTCGTCCTGGCGGGCCACCGCGTCCGTTCGATCGGCGAGGTGTTCCTCGCGGACAAGTCCGAAGCCGATCCGGTCTTCAGCGGGCTGGTCCGGATCGACCGTCATCTGGGCGACCCCGATCAGGCGGCGAACGGGAACCTCGTCGCCGAGACGGGCGGGAAGTGGACCCCCGATCACCGCGGGCGCGGCCGGGCCTACATCGCCGTCCGGCTCAAGATGCGCCCCGAGGCATTCCCTTCCGGGCCGCCGAACATGGCCGCCATCGTCGAGGGGGCCGATACGATCCACGACCCGCGCACCGGCGGCTTCGGCTGGACGGACAACGCCGCGCTCTGCCTCGCCTGGTATCAGTTACCCACCGGCGGTCCCGACCCGCCGTGGATGAAACTGTGGCACTATGGTTTGGCTGGTGGCGAGGTCGGCATGGTCATGGTGCGCCAGAGCCCGCGTATCAGTTGGACCCGGAAGGCCCCGAGCACCCTCGCTTGCGCCAAGGGCGGCGACGCCTGGGAGCGCGCTGTCTAGACTTCCCTTCTTGGGCCTTCTCCACCGGTCTTGGCAGAGGAGGAGAGAGCGATGGAAGTGCTGCATCCCCGCTGTGCGGGGCTTGATG